GGCCGATCCCGGTCGACTCGAGCGTGTCGGCGAGTCCTATGCCGGTGGCGAATGAGCGGGCGCTGCCGGTAGCAGCGAACAGGACGGCGGCGAGGACGACCGTTTCGGGGACAAACCGGGACAGTCCGACAGGGCCGTGCGCGACCGTGTCGGCGAGCGGCAGGGTGGCGGCTATGCCCCTGGCGTATACCGTCTGCCGGGTCAGAGAGTCGCTGAGGGGGAGGCTGGCCGTCATGCTGGCGGCCAGCCCCCCGTCCCTCGTCATCACCGCGGCGAGGACGATGGTCTCGGCCAGAGCGCGCTGCTGGCCCGTGGCGGTCCTGGCCAGGCTGTCGGCGACGGGGAGGCTGGCTGTGAGGGCGCGGCTCTTGCCGTTCGCCGCCGCCAACGTCGCGGCGAGCGCGACCGTTTCGGCAAGGGTGCGGGGGAGGCCGACGGCCCCTCGGGCTAGCACGTCTGCCAGTCCGAGGGGTTCCGCCAGCGGGCGGGGGTGTCCGGCGCCGCCGCGGCTCATCGCGTCCGCCATCCCCACGGCCGCCGACATGGCACGGCTGGCGGCGCCGGACCGGGCCAGGCTATCGGTCAGGGCGAACGGTTCGCTCGCCGCCCGCGGCAGCGCCACCTGCCGGGCGAGGACGTCGGCGAGCCCCACGGCCGCCGTAATCGCTGCCTGAGCCGAAACTCCGGCGAACAGGCTATCGGCCAGGGGCAGGCTCTCCGTGAGGCTCCTGCCCATACCTACGCTGCTCCTGGACGCCGTATCAGCCAGGCCGAGGGTGTGGGCGTCGAGGTCGCGGGACGTGCCGCGCTGCATCGCCACGCTGTCGGCGAGCGGGACGGCGGCTCCGGACAGCGGACGGGTGAAGCTGCTGACGCCGGCCAGTCCGTCGACGAGCTGCAGACTCGCCGCGATCGGCCGGACGTAGACCCCGGCGGACCGCGCCAGGGCGTCGGCGACCCCTACGCTTTCAGCGAGCGCCCGGGCGAACATCGTCGACGTCCCGAGCCCGTCGGCGAGAGGCAGGCTCGCCGCCAGCGCCCGGGCGCTCACAACTCCTCCGCGCGCCAGCCCGTCAGCGAGGGGGAGCGATGCCGTGAGAGCTCGCGGCGCCGCAAGCGTGCGCGCGAGGCCGTCGGCGACGGGCAGACTCTCGCCGAACGGCCGTGCGAACGCCTGGGCGCCCCGTGCGACGGCGTCGGCCAGCCCGACCGTTTCGGCCAGCCCTCGACTCAGGCTGTTCGACGGCGGCGTGTTGAGCTGATCCTGCTCCGTAGCCCAGTAGGACGCCAGCTCGTCCCACGGGTTCCCCGCGAACGTGCTGTCGGTGACGTAGATGTGGCCGACGTTGTGGTTCTTCGCCGTCGACAGCGCGGGCTCGAGGGTGCTGTCATAGACGAGGTGGCTGAACCGGCTCTCCGGGTAGTTCGCAATCCACGACGCCGGAGTCCACGCGGCATAGCTAGCGCCAGTGCCCTCGAAGACGACCATGATGTCGGCGATGGCCGCATACCCCTCGTCCGGTGAGGCGCCGTGGTTGAACACGACGGTCCCCTTGCCGGACGGACTGTTCGCCCTGACGTAGTTCGCCCGAGCCTGGTAGTAAGCGAGATCCCCGGCGAGCGACGAGGCTTCGTCGAAGAACACGCCGTCGACGGCGTACCAGTTGATGCCGTTCAGCACTTCGGCGTCGACGGTCGCGCCCGGTTCGGCACCGTAGCTCGTCTCGACGTACCAGAGGGTCTTCAGCCCGACGGCGTCGTTGCTCTGCTTCTGGTGGACGTAGTCGCTATTCGACGCGGCGGCATGCCCCGAGGCGTCGTTGAACACCACGTAGGACACGTCGACCGGGTCGGCGGTGAGAGCATCCCAGTACGGGTTCGAGGAGAACCACGTCGGATAGATGTAGGTCGGGATGAGCGCCCTGCGCCGCGGCGCAGGAACCCGCGACCGGCGGACGTTCGTCGACCCAGGCATGTCACCTCACCCGGGCTCGGGCGTTCCCGTGCCGGACGGGGCGGCCGGACCGGCGGCGGAGGAGCGGCACCCGGGTCGCGGGTCCGGCGACCTCCTGGACGGCGACGGCCTGGTGAGCCCACTGGACGGCTGCGAGCGTGTAGCCGATCGTCGTCGCCCCCGCCCCCGCCACGGTCTTGTCGGCCCACTGGGTGCAGTCGACGCCGAAGTCGTTGCCGAACCTGTGCGTCGACCCGGCCTGCACCGTCGTGACCGGCGCCGCCGCCGCATCCCACAGGGCATAGACGATGGCGGCCTGCGCCGTCGGGCTGATCGACAGCGACGGGTTCGCCGTCGACCCCGTCGCCGTCACCGGCGTGACGGCCGTGGCGGTGGTGTTCGCCGCGGCGGTGAACGTGCGGGTGCAGGCCGCCCAGTCGTTCGATCCCGCCGTCGCCGTCACGGCGACGGTCTGCGGGCCGGTCGGGATGCCGGACCCGAGGAAGTAGGTGAACACCTGGCCCGCCGACCCCAGCGCGCGCGTCGCGACACGGGTCATCGCGACGCCGCCGTACGTCACCCCGGTGATCTGGTCGGTGGTGGCCTCCATGCCGATCTGGACGACGACGGCGCGCGGCACCCCAACCGGGGTGTGGGTGTAGCTGATCGGACCGTTGTCGAACCCGGTCGTCGACCGGGACGCGGCGTCGAAGGCGACGGCCATCCGGCCGTTACCTCACTCGCCCCAGAGGACCCAGGGCAGGCAGTTGACCGAGACGGCGAACGTCGTCCGGACCCGGAGGAACCGGGACGCGCCGATCTTCGGCTGCCACAGGTCGGGGAACCACACGCTGTACCCCTGCTGAGGGTGCACGAGCTGGCTGTCGAGGTCACGGGTGGTCGCGCCGATCGTGCCCTCCGCGGATGCGTTGTAGCCCGTCGCCGTAGTGCCGCCGACACAGTCGGAGGCGTTGTCGCCGCTGTCGCGCCAGATGATCGGGGTGAGCGTCGTCACGGTGGCGGCGACGTCGGTGTCCATCAGCGTGCAGATGCCGGGAACGGCGGCTCCGTCGATCCCGGCGAAGCTGACGCCCCACGCGAGAATCTTGTCGATCTGCTTCGCCGCCGGAACCGCGACCTGCAGCGTCGTCTTGACCGCGGTCCCCGTCGCGACCACGACGGGGATGTTGGAGGCACGCGGGATGGCGAGATAGACCGCCATCGGCTACGACGTGGTGTTCGTCTGGGTCAGAGTGACGTTGTCGCCGGAAGCCGACAGCGTCGCCGTCGGGCTGATCAGCGACTCGAACCCCATCGTTCCGGCAGAGCTCGCGTTGAACACGCCCGCCTTCGCGAGCGTGACGGGCAGGGAGTCAGACCCGTTGGCGGTGAACGTCGCCGTCAACGTGGACGTCTGGGTGCCGGTCGTGTGGGCGTACGTCGCCTGCTTGCGGATCAGGCCGCCACCGGCCGTCGTGATCTCCGCGGTGAGCGTGGTGTCCGCCGCCGCGGGAGCCGTCGCGTTCGCCGTCACGGCGATGTAGTTGAACGCCGCCGGTTGCGCGGCAGTGCCGAACACCTGGCCGTGCACGGCGTCGGTGCCGACGTTCGTGCGTAGCAGCTCGCCGTCGTCGTGGCGGGTGCCGGGCTGGGTGAGGACGTCGAAGGGGCTGTGTGTCGTCTCCTGCACGGCTCAGCCCTCCTTCCAGTTCTTCGGACGGCCGACCTGGCACTTATGGCTGTCCGTCGTGAACCTGCGGGCGATGAGCTGCGCCAGCAGCTCGTCTTCCGACTCGACCCACTCCGGCCCATCCGCGTCCGAGTGGTACGGCCAGGCGTCGACGACGTGGGCGAGCTGAATCTCAGTCTGGCCGTCGATGTTGTCGGGGAACTCGAACGTCGTGATCTGGTTGCCGAGATCACCGCGCTTTTCGCGGATGACCTCGCCCGTCTCCTCGTCCTGCGACGAGGCGACGACGGAAGTGTTGCCGAGAGTGATGGTCAGAGCCATGAGCTTGTCCTAGCCTGGGGAGCTGGGGGCGGGCGACCGACGTTGCTGTCTCGCCCGCCCCCGCCCTCCCGAGGGCAGGTGTCTACGCGGCGTCCTCGGCCGTCTCGACGCCGCCCTTCTTGCCCTCGACCTCGCCGACGTCCTCGACGCGGGGGTTCTGGTAGACGAGGGTGAACGCCGGCTCGAAGTCGACGATGTTGCCGTCCTTGTCGCGGATCGGCTCTCCGGCCTTCGGGTTCGGCACCGTCTCGTAGTGCTCGGAGCCGTCCTGACGGCTGCTGTAGTCGCCGCGCTTCGGACCCTTGCCCAGCGCGTCCTCGGGGCCGGACGGCTCGGACGGGTCGCCCTGCAGCATCGGCACGCCGACGTCCAGGTTGTCGTCCCGGGTCGTGGACCCCTCGACGCTGTGCTCAAGCTTCTCGTTCGCCTTCTGCGACGCCGACACGGTCTCCTGCCCCTTGTCCTCGCCCTTGCTCGTCGTCTCGGCCATGAGGTTCCTCGCTATGTGAGTCGTGTGTAGGTCTGCTGGGCGCAGTCGCAGCACCGCGTGATGACGATGCGACGGCCGCGCGGAGTCCGCCGGGCGTCGGACTCGACGCGCGACGTCCGGCCGGGACAGCCAGGCAGATGCACGAGCTTCACCTTCCGGACGCCGAACCGGCGTCCGAGGTTGAGCGACACGTTCGTCGTGACGGGCTCGGGGAGGTCGTCCTCCCAGGGCTCCTCGACTTCGGCGTCCACAGGCGGGTCGACGGCGGGATCGTCGGGCACGTCGATCGCGATGTCGACTTCGGCACCCTGGTTCTCGATGGCGGCGGCGGCCCGTTCGGCCTCCGTCTCCGTCTCGCCCAGAGTCCGCTCGTCGAACTCGATGTCGACCGTGTTGACGGCCGCGCCGTCCCGAGGCTCCGGCTCCACCGGAGACTCGTCACGTCGCCTGCGTCGTGCTGCTGTCTGGCTGCCAGCCATCTGTTCCTCTCGGGTGGGTGGTGTCCTACGAGTTCAGGACGCCTCGGAGCCTGGCCGCGCCCTTGCCGCCGAACACGGCGAGGCCGCAGTAGAACTCGATCCGCGTCCGCAGCGCAGGCTTCGTCTCGAGCTGCCCCAGGTCGTCGACCTGGATGCCGCCGTTCGTGAGACCGGTGACGGCCTGGTCGCCCTCGTCCTCGCCGAACCGGACGGCGTAGATCGAACTGGCGACGGACGACGCGCCCTGCACCTCGGTCTGGGGGATGATGAGCGACCCGTCGGCCTTCTTGCCGATGTCGAGCATGGCGACCCCGTTGTAGAGGTCGATGCTGCGGCCGAAGTCGTCACGGGTCATCGTCCAGCCGCCGACGCGGCGGGCGGCCGACCGGATCTTGCCCAGGATCATGCTGTTCATGTACAGCGCGCCGTTGTCTCCGGCCGACAGCCCGGCCGCCGCGAGGAGGGCGTCGAGCAGGTCGAAGAACGCATGGCGAGCGTTGTCGTCCGCACCGACGACGGCGAGACCGTTCGTCGCCGCGTCGATCACCTGGGCGCCCGTCAGACGCTTCTTGAGCCCGTCGAAGCTGTTGGCGTCGACGGCGGTGTCGCCGTTGATGAACGTGTCCTGGAACTTGTACGTGGCCGCCTTGACCTTCATCCGGTCCTGCGTGACCCGCTGGTTGTTCAGGTTCGAACGGGTCTGCTGGATGAACCGGTCGACGTCGGAGTCGCCACCGAGAATCACGAGCCCCTCGGTCCGCTGGTTCACGGTGCCGGTCGACTCGGCATACCCGGCGTTCACGGCGCGGAACTCGACGCCGGGAAGAGTCGCCTCCTCGTTGTAGGCGTAGGCGTTGCCCTCGATCTCGAGGAGCGGAATCCGGTCGAGGATCCGCCCCTCCTGGATGAACGTCTCGACGACACCGCGCTGCAGGTCGTTCTGCGACAGCTTGGCTGCCTCGACGAGTGTGACGGCCATGGTTAGGTGGACCTCCGGGGATCAGTTCTGCGACGACTGCGCGTACCCGCGCTCCATGTGGCGGCGCGGGTCGAACGTGTCGTCGTCTTCGGTCAGCCTGCCGCGACGTCGACGGCCGTCCGCCCCACGGTCCCCGTTGCGATCTCCGCGTCCGGCCTCGCCGGACTGCGCGCGCCCCTGGTCCTTGAACAGCTTGGGCTTGCGCTTGCGGATCGCCTTCAGGGCACGTTCGACGGCCTGCTCGTCTACGTCGCCGTCCTCGTCCACCACGTCGTCCACGGCCAGCTCACGCTGGGCGAGGATCGTGACCAGTTCGATGTCTTCGACGTCCATCGAGGATGCCTGAGCCGTGATCGCACGGTCGCGCGCCCCGGTCTTGAGCTTCTGCTCCAACCCGGCCGAACGCTTCTGCTCGTCCTCATAGAGCTTCTGGTACTCGCCCTCCGACTCGCGCTTGTCCTTCTCGGCTTTCGCCTGCTTGCGCTCGAGTCGGCGGCGAGCCCGCCGCTCCTGGTTCAACTCACGGCGGAGCTTCGCCTCGGACGACTCGTGGTCGTCGTCGCCGTCCCCGTCGTCATCGTCGTCATCGTCGTCGTCAGAGCCCGCTGTGCCCGAACCGGCCTGCGTCCTGGCGCCGGACTGCTGACGCCGGCCACCGCGGCCACCGCGAGCCGAGCGGCCCTCAGAGGCCGCGTCGTCGCCGTCGCCGTCGTCGCCGTCGCCATCGTCCGCACCGCCGTCACCGTCATCACCCGCGTCGTCGCCGTCGTCGGCTCCGGCCATGCCGGGCCAATACCCGGCATGCCGTAGATCGGCGACGGTGTGGCCGGACGCGAGCAGCTCTGCCGTACGGGTGGCAGTCAGCACGCGGCGGGGGCCGGTGTAGAACGGGCTGGCGGTGAGATCGGTCAGGGTCACTGAGGCTCCTACGTGGTGGGGATGGGCCAGACGACCTAGTGCTGATGCGACCCGGTCGGTGTGGGTCTGCCCCCTCTGGCCGGGGGCGGTGCCAGCCCGTTTATGCGGCCCCTGCTGGCTGGGGCTGCCCCGTCCCGTTAGACCCGACGCCCTCCGCGTCGCCGCCCCCGACGGGGGCCACAACGTCCTCGGCATCTCCGCTATCGGCCGGAGCGGTGAACATCGTAGAGGCAGCTTCGGCGTCAGCCTGCGCGTCGTCCGCGATCAGCTTCAGCTCTTCGTCGACGCGCTCCTCCGTCCAGTCCGGGTGCGCGGTCTGGATCGCGGTGCGGCGAGAGAGGATCTTGGCCTCGACTTCGGCGATCAGCCGGACAGACTGCTCCGTCTGATCCTCGGGCAGCTCATCGCCGCGTTCCATGGACGGCTGCTCGTCCGGCATCCGCCACGGACGGGCGAACCCGCCGGTACCGTCATCGGCGATCGGCAGGGCGTCGAGCGCCTGCAAGAGCTGCAGAATCTCGGGGATCGCGGCGTCCTGATGCTGCGCGCGATCGCGGCCAGCGTTCCGCGACGGGATCAGCCTGATACGCAACGCGGTGCCGCTGGTGGCGAGCCCTTCGGCATCCGTCGGCAGGCCGACGAACTGCGCCGTGATCCCGACCCTGCTGAGGAGGTCGATGGCGATGCTGCGCCGGTAGTCGGTGAGCGCCTGGGCGTCGAAGCTGTACTCCATCACCTGCCACGGCCCCCGGCCGCCGCCCTCCCCCATCTGCCGGTCGGCCTGGTCGTCGACGATGACGTCGTCGTCCGGCAAACCACCGGTGTTCGGGTCGAGCGCACTGTGGGGTACGACGATGCGTTTCTTCGCCGTGAGCTTCATGTTCTCGTGGCCGACGGTCAGCGTCTCGTTCAACTCGAGGAGCATGTCCTTCACGCCGTGGTAGTCGGACACGCCGCGGTGCGGGTCGACGCCGTCGCGGTTGACGATCCATCCGGCCATCATCCGGCCGAGCCCGTGCCGCCACGGTTCTTCGCGCAGCTCCGCCGTGTCGGGATGCTGGACGAGGGGGACGCGGTCGCCGAGCACCCTGCTGTTGCTCGACCGGTAGAGCACCTGCTGGACGTCTTCGAAGTCGTGCAGCTCGAAGTGGCGCCACACCGTGCCGCTGTCGTCAAGGTCGTCCAGCCGGGACACGAACGCGACGGATCGGAGCCGTCGGCCGACCCACAGAGGGCAGACGCCGACGCGGCTATGCCAGTCGACGAGAGGGACGTCGGCAACCTCACGGTCCAAGTAGAGCCGCCACCAAATCTCACCTTCCGACGACGTCGTCTGGACGGCGCGTTGCAGCTCGGCACCGAGACGGTTGCCCTCCACGATGTCGTCCAACAGCGGCTGGTCGTCCGGGCTGGCAGCCTCGAACGTCGGCTCCTCGCCGTAGATCAGACTGGCGAAGCTCTCGCTGATCTTCGGCGCCACCGGGTCGATGAAATACCGGCGGTCGACGTCTTCCCACTCCGCCATCCGCTTCAGCTCGTCGCGGTTGGACTCGCGGAGCGCGATGTACTCGGCGATCTCGGACCACCGGTCGGCATCCTCGTCGCGCGGCCAGTCCATCAGGCTGTCCAGCTCGTCGAGCAGTTCGTCGATCCACGCTCCCATTGCGCCGGGAGGCTAGCCGTTCAGGCCGACGCCTTGCTGTCGACGGCTTGACGCCACCGCTTCGCGATCGGCGCAACACCGGCGATCAGCGCGTCCGGACCGTGATCGTCGACCTTGTTGATGCGGCCCTGCGACGGATCCTTGAACTCCAACCCGCGGAGCTGCCGGAGCAGCGTCTGGTTGCCCTCACCTTGCGGGCTGATCGCGATGATCTGCGCCGTCTTGCCGTCGGCCGCCCGCTGGAACAGCCTGCGGAGATAGCCGACCGTCTCCTGCTTGTACCCCTTCCCGCTCTTGACGCCCATGTCGCCGCCGAACGGGACGCCGACGAAGATCGGCCGATGGCCGCCCCGGCCGGGGATCTGGTCGGGCCGCCACAGCGGCAGGTGGTTCGGCTGTCGGGCCGCCGTCGCGAACGTCCGCATGCTCTGCCCGCCCGCCGCGTCGTAGCGGCCTTCGCCGAGCCACAGCTTGCCGCCATCACCGTTCAGCCGGGCACGGAGGCCGCGGAACTGGGTGAAGAACTCCTGTGCGAGCTCGCCCGGCTCGCCGTTCACGGAGGCGATACAGCAGTCGGGCGGCACGTAGACGCCGCCGGACTCGAGTGGCCAGACGTGCAGCAGGAAGCTCATGCCGAGCCCCCAGTCGATCCCGCCGTGCACGGCTGCCCCTTCGCCGGTGTCGTCCATCGGCAGGCCGAGCTTGCCTTCCTGCAGCATGCGGTCGTACGCACGGCCGAGCCGTTCGGCGGCGGACACGCCGGAGACGGAGAACACCTTGTCGCCGGTCCGTCCTGCGAGCGCCTGATCCTCCGTCTCGGGGTACTCCCGCAACAGGTCTTCGGCGCTGTCGAAGTCGTCGCGGATCCCGTCGTAGAACGCATCGTCCCGGTCGGGATGCACCGAGGTGGGGAGGAACACGGCGGCCACGCGGACGTCGGGCCGGTCGGGATCCTGCTGCCCCGACCTGGCACGGACGTACCGTTCGGCGAACGCCTGGCCGTCACCGGGCGTGTCGGGGTCGCCGTTCCCGCTGCTGATGCCGAACAGACGGCCGAGCGCACCCAAGGTCGGGCCCAGTGCGGCGATCGTCTCACCTGCCTGGCCGTTGCGGATGAACGCCGCTTCGTCCACGATCGCCAACGTCGCAGTCTCGGACCGGGCGGCGGCCGGCGTCGACATCAGGCTCACCATGTGACCGCGGCCCTCGAGTCGAAACTCCGTCTTGCTGCTCCGAGTAGAGACGTGTTCGACGTGCCGCAGGTACGGCGGCAGGAGCATGTTGATCCGCCGCACCCGGGCGAGCAGCTTACTCGCGTCCTCGCCGGTCTTGCTCAGGGCCAGGATCCGGGCGCGGGGCGTGTCGGGATGGAACGCCTGCAGGTGGAACCCGAAGTGAAGGGCGAGCCAGGTGAGGCCGAGCTGCCTGGCCTTGAGCACCCAGACGCGGAGGCACCGCTCGAACTCGACGAGCACCTGTCGCTGTTCGGGCCACAGGTGGAACGGCTCGGGGTCACCGACGTTGCCCTGGACGTGGCCGTAGCCGTCGACGAAGTACTCGACGGAGACGCGGACCCGCTGCTGCTCCCGCGTCTCCCAGGCGACTGCGACCTCGGGGTCGGACGCCATCTGCAGCCGGGCGTCCGGGGTCAGTCGGCGGACGGCCCACGGCCACCAGGGGATGCCGTCGTTGCTCCCTGCAACCCCGGCGTGCCAGACGGCTAGGGCCGCCAGGTCACCGTCCGTCATCCCCTGCAGGTCGGCCTGTGCGAGCCCCGTCGGACTGTCCGTCGGCTGCCAGGCCGCGGGCAGCTCAGCAGCGAGGGCGGCCATAGTTGCACCCCGTCGCGCAGACCCATTGGCCGCCGTCGACTTCGACACACCGTTTGCTGTGGCCGTTCCGACGGACGGCGTCGAACGCCTCGGAGAGAATGTGCTGGGTCAGCCGGACGACGACGACACGTCGGCAGGCGAGGCAGATGCCTTCGCCGCGTTCATCCGGCGCAGTCGTCTCGGAGTGGGCGCAGAAGTTCCACATCACCGGCGGCGACGACGTCGGCTACGCGCGCCACGGCCCCGCCAGTCGCCCTTCGACGTCCGCAGGTTGTGCGCCCACTTCCGGGCAGCGGCCGGAGCCGTCGCCCACATGAACCGACGCTGCCGTTCAGAGGCGAACTTGCCGCCTCCGTGCTTCCGCTGTCGGGACCGTCCGGCGCGTCTGGGCATGGCCGCCCAGTCTACGCCGTGAGGCCGCGCAACAGGTCTACTTCGGCCTCGTAGACGGCCTCTAGCGCGGCCTCACGGCGTAGAC